TAGTATAATCGTGGAGGCACTAAAGCCTCTGGAAATAACAGATTTCTGAGTGAACCCCCTAGTGATTAAACCCGACATGTGACAATAGCCACTACTTCAGAGAATATAATGAAGCACAATATTGCATAAACTTTATATGAACAAAGTAAAGACCCACGCTCGCACCCCATGAACGCAAAACCCAATAACAAAAATACCGAAATTATCAACAAATATTCAGCATATTCTAAACATTCTATCATACCCTGCTCCTTTCAAATATTGAAGAAGTAGAAGGCAACCCTGTGGCATCTTTCAGGTCGAACCTAGCCACTTCAGTTATATTGTCATTTTTGAAAAATATCATTTGATTTGTAACAGTATCAATTTTCCATCTACCCCCTTCTATTTCTCTTATAAAAGCCGTATCAACGGACACCTGCTGAAGTAACAACCCAAGGTCTGGAGTCATCCCGGACGTCCTATTTACGATCGTAGCCCCACCAAAGTTGCCGGACTGTATAATGTTACCGCTGGTATCCCGCAAAGTCCCAGTTCCTTGGATCAGTAAGGTACCGCCTGTTACTGTACTTTCCAGAACTACTTCACCACCTTTCATGGTTATCGTGACAGCACCTGCACCAGATTTATTTTTTAGTGTGACATCGCCCATTAGCCCCTGCATGACTAAATTACCACCAGAATTATTGAAGTCTATTAGAGTGTTAGGTGTGCCCGGCACGGCAACATAACAGTCAAAGAAATAAGCTGTAGAAGTTGGGCCGCCTGCTAGTGTAATCGTACCGGAACCGAGCGCACATAGGTGAACATATCCAGATATATAAGTAAGTGTACCTATAACAGAACGCTCGACAATAGTACCACCCGACAGAACGCCCAGTAAAGTCACATCAGTGATCTGGGTTTTTATGGTTGAAACGCCGCTATTTAGGACTAATACTGTAAGTAAAGCATTTATGCCAAAGAGCTGGAGGTTGTCTACAACGTCCCCAGCGCCTAGGTTCAAACTGGAAAGCATACCGATGCCACTAAGCCCTCTTTCAGAGGCGACCAACAAAGCATCCGATACAGTGTTGACAGGAAATTCTCTATTACCTGATAAAGTATTAAAACTTTTAGGGTTTCCATTTACAGTGTCTATCCACACTTTATTTTGGAAAGAAGAATATTGGATAGTCTTTTGTTCCTGCAGCGTGGCGGAGGATGCTGAAACCTTTACTACCTGTGTGAAGGCTGTGGGTAATACAGCGGGTATCTCGGCAGAGGTGGAATCCACTGCCACTACATTTCCCCCCAGTATGCTGCATTGCACAATGTTAAAAATATCGTAGCTATCTCCAACAGTAAAAGTATTAGAGGCGCCGTTGACTGGGATTTTACAAGTCAGCAAACTCTCAGATTGCACGGATACAACTTCTGTTATGGCTTTGTCCGTGTAATTTATAATTAGAGAACCTCTCTGTACACCTTTGGCCTGAAAAGTAGCTGCAGCGTCCGCTAATTGGATAGTGTTATTAATCGGTGTTGAGCTGGCGGAAGTAACAGTGCCTGTCTGGGCAGGTGTAGTCCTGGCCTCGAAAGCTATCTTGGTATCCTGTAATTCTGCCGTTACACCGACAAAAACCCCGCCTCCCAATGATTCCTTTCCAGAAGCATTGAGCAACTTCGTCTCAGCAATACCCCGTGTAGAGTCCTCTTTTTTACGTAGAGTATCTACTACATCCTGAGCATTGAACTCTGTTGAGGGCGCAGCGACTTCAGCTACCCTTGGGGTAGCTGAAAAATCCACCACGACATCAGTACGTGTTGTCACAGAGTTATAAGACCTTAATAGCTTTCAATTGTTGGTCTCTTTGTTTACATAAAGCCAGGACGGAAGAAAGGTCAGAGATAGATTCGTGTTCCTGCGTGATAACCATGTTGATGCTATCCACAGTTTGCTGCGAGTTTGCGACCTGTGACTTCATCGCAGAGAGGTTGTAGGGAGGAAACTTCTCTTTCAATGCACGTATTAAATCTTTGTCCTCGCCTGCAGCCTTTATTTGTTCGTCCCTGACCTCACAGAGAGCAAGTTGTGTAGTGTACTCTGAAATCAAAGAAGCTTCTCTTTGTCGAGCTAAAATCAAATTAGAGATACTCGCGTTACACTCAGCAATGCGAGCCGACAAATAATCGGTTGATAAAGACGGAAAACTTTTTCTTATCTCGGCTTCCATGTTATAGAGTTGAGTTTCCTCAGCCTGTGGCATTTGCTCCAATGCTTGTGCCCTCTCTGCTATAGGCAAGTCAGGGATGGCCTGCCCTCCAAGTTTTATAGAATGTAACATGTTAATCTCCTGTTAATACTATTATTGTTAAACGGCTATGGTATCCTGTGCCCGAACGACTGTAACAGATGCGCCAGCGTCCCCGACTGTTTGATTCTGTGTGAAAGGCAGAATAACCTTACCTTGCCGCACGTTTACCACAACGTTAAAATTAGCTGCTACGGTTTTTACAAATGAATTACTACTGGTAGTTCCCGTAGCTTGTTTGTCCAAAATCAAGTCATATATTTGATCCGTTGTCGCGTAGTCGCCGGGAACAGTATGATCCCCTATCAGGGAGTTTATGGTATAAGTGTCTCCCAGCGCCCAATTCTGCGTGGCATCCAGTGGGCCATATAAAGGTACAACATTAAGGGTGTCAGCGTCTACCACACTGACCACTTCCCAAACGTGTGTAGTTTTACTTACAGTAGTGTTCCTGATAAGCATACCAGGCTCTACGACTGCACCAGTTGTAAACAACGCACCAACATCTATCAACTGTGTAGAAGAGGCAGTTGATATAGAAGGCGTACCAGGGGTCGGGTTCCTCAAGGTGAACACCCCGTTCAGACCAGAGGTTCTGCTATCATAAACATAGTGATGTTCTTCCTGTAGAGCAGTAGCGACTATACGTATAAACCCGGATGTAGGCACTTCAGTATCCACCGTACCTGCGGCACGGATTTCAAAATCACCTAAACCATTATAAGTGGTCGCTGGCAAATCTACGCCTCCGAATTGATTTTTGTTTATCACACCGGCTATGCCTGTGTCCCTAGCGGCCAAAACTCTGTCTAAAGGCTGAGTGTTGTTAATTATGAAAGACACAGTATTCGGGGGTGTTCTCTGTGCGCCGTTGTCATCTGTCAACAGATAGTTCTGCGTGTCTGATGGATGTGGGTTTATATAAACCACCCCTCTCGCACCGAATATCTGTGACCCTGTAAAGGTACCGAACGGTGAACCTTTGGGAGAAGTGAAAACGACAGGGGAGCCGGATATAGCTACGGTGTCCAAAGCCTCATCGCGTAATACGTCTGCAGCAGCTAAGGGATTTACAGAGGTCTCTTGGGAAGCTAGCATCACGTAGGTATCTGTAGTATTAACAGACAACACCCGCGCAGAAAAGCCAGGTTTGGCCAAGATGTCTACGCTATCCCCTTCGGTAAATACACCTACAGGTGTAGTATATTGCGCCTGAATCTCAAGACCTCTATATGTTTCTCCAGGGATTGCTATACCTCCGCCAAAAAGATCTGTATTTGGTGCCCCTCTACGGGTCACATACTTGATACGCTCGTAGACTTTAGCAGCAGGAACCAAAGACTGTGCGTCCACTGTAATGGAATAAGGTTCTGCTATCGCATCGCCATCGTGATCCACCGTTGTTGCGCCAGCTACTATCGTAACAGTACCCCCTTCGCCTGCAGCTACATCCGTAGGACCGCCTGTAGTGGCACCAGGGGCACCAGCAGTACAAGTCGCATCACCGTCTAGGTTGGTTATGGGGTCGAACTCTTTTACGGCATCCAAGTTCGCAAAATCAGTAAGATCACCTACGGGATAATAGGATATGATAGGTGCTGCAGTTGTCCCAGCGACCGCAGTAATAACACCCTTTTTAGTTGCAGTAGCGAATGATACACCGACGTAGATAAGGTTACCCACGTTGAACGTTCCGACCCCAGAAGAACCCGTGAAGGTTTGATACCCGGTGGTATTATTAATATCTGGAGCGGATGCCAGAGGCAAGGCAGACCGACCACCTGCTGCAACGTTTAATCTGAAATTATCATAAAGGGAAGTGTATCTACGGCTAAACACCTCTACATCGCCGTCAGCGATTAAAATGTTGTCCCGTTTAACACGAATCAAAATATCTATAATACCCAAGGACAAAGCCGGATCAGTGGCCCACCATTGAAAGCCGCCCAATGAATTTGTCATTTTCTGGCGAGCCTGGACTAAATAGACTTCGGTGGAAGTTGGTACACTACCAATGACCTGAATAGAGCTATACAAACTAACCCCGTTAGTGGAAACTGCCGTACTCGTAGCATTTCCTGTACCTCCGTCTGCTACAACGGATAGGGTTTCAGAAGCGTTATTAAATAAATCTGTAGCTGGATTATCAGGGCGTACCCACAATAGATTAGTACCATCTGGCAAAACCTCAAAGTCCAGCACCGTACCACTATGAGCGGTAGTACCACCTACTACTTGTCGTCCAACATCCCCTTCCACGAAATTCGCAATGGAGGGAGTGTAGGCTATTGATAATATCTGCCCAGTCCAGTCGGCTTCAATAGCACCGTCCGATAAATTCTCGGTTGTACTACGCGGGATGAAATACCCGTTTTCCATAGTATAAGCATTCGGTGTTACAGGCAGCATGGGATTTTTAAAACCCATCGCCTGAAAACTGTCCGACGCTGCAGCGATGGCAGAATAGATTTGATTGGTAGTATACTTAGTAGCTGAAGCCAAAGCTGCCCTGCGCACCATGCGTAAGCCTGCCACGGCGTTTGCCCCAACAGTCTCATCGTCCATTAGTATCTCATAATCCCCGTTCAGGATTGTTATTGCAGTCATGTTATGTCCCCTAAAATGTTGCTATTGTGTCTTTTACCCATTGCGCAGAAACTGTGATACCGGCTGAGGTTATCCTCCGAGTTTGCGTAAATGGTATGTATCTGTCAGAGTCTAAAGTCACTCTCTTTGCTTTGGCTGCAGTGGTTATAACCCCTGTAACATACGCTGCTCTCACATAGTATAACGCACCTTGCGTACTTCCAGCTATCGTTGTCACAGCCCAGCCGGACGGGTTTGCCCAAATAACTTTATTCTCGCCAAGCGTCTGAAAAGCCGCCGTACCGTCAGTTATGCCTGGCAAAGCAACCAAGGTAGCACCGTCCCAATACTCCCAATTAACTTGTGCAGTTACAGAAATGGACATAGCTATAGATAAATCCAATTTTAATGCCAGGAAAGGGTTAGTGTTACCAAAATAATAAGCGTCCCCCACAACAGGAGTTGTTGTCCAAAGATTCATATCATTGGTCGTCGGGCTATTCGCATTCTGTGTTTCATCTGTTAGGACAGCACCATTCAACGCTAAAGCAGCCACGCATATCCCACTATTCCTGGCACGGAATTCCGTTAATAGACCCAGAGGATCAAAAGCTGGTTCATAATTAAAACCGGTATTAGAGGCGCTTCCTGCAGAATCAGCAAAAGCCTGTAATAATACTTGCCCTTTAGTCACAGTACCTACAGTTTCTTGTGCTACGACTTTCAGAGAAGTACCTTGTGTCACACCTTCGAAAGCGATTGTGACGCTATTATTAACAACGGTCGAAGACCCTGTTGTATTTGTCACAGTTGGAGTATTGCCTCCAGAAATATTTATTGTTACTAGTCCACCCGAAGTATTCCGGATAGCAGCATTGCCTGTGCCTGATGCACCATACCCTGTGAAAGTAGTGTTGGATAAGGTATAAGTACCCGCCGCTGTTATAGTTATCGCGTGCCCTGTCCCACCTGTATTGTCAAAACTGTGTCCAGAGATTTTTGATAAAGAATCTGTCGAGACAAAACCCACACCGGATAAAGTGTTGTGGGTCAAGGTTTGTCCACCTGATAGAGAAGAGCCGACTACAGTCAAGGACAGGGAATCGCAGTTTGTAAAAGATGGAGAAGTCAGAGTCGTAGAGTTCGGTTCTATACTGGCACACTCTATAAACTTGTCATTAACACTTGTATAAGTGGCATCAAGGACAACCTGACCTGCAAATATATAGGTAGATCGTGTGGATGAGAATGAATCTCCATTTGCGACACTCAGTGGGTGTACTGAAAAATCGAAAGGCAGACCTCTCGAAACTCCTTTCCAGGTAACATCCGTGAATATCATATTGGTAGCACCCGTCGTACCGGACTCAAAACGTATTTCATAATAGCTTGCAGCTACAGCAGTCGCTCCAGCACCCGTAGTAAAGTTTGCGAAACTGAGCGTAACAAGACTTTCGTTAAGAGCCGTAGTTAATGCCGCTCCACCGAATTTTACAGACCCTTCAAGAATAAATGCTCCAGCTATGTTTCTGAAGATACCGTAACTGTTCGTATCTGCTGCAGCACACTGTAGGAAAGTAATAGGATCAGCCGGAGTCCCGCCAGTAAAGGTCAACCCCTGATGTGTGGCACTTGTCCTGATAGCGTCAATATAACAGTTCTGCAAAAAAGCTTCTGCCTTCGAAGCAGACAGGTTCCCACAGTAGCCTACCCTAGTTATATTTCCTGTACCCAGAGACCCCAAATCTACTGCTGCTCTGCCAGTGGGATCAATGTTTACAACGATATGGAACCAACCTCCGGCGTAGCCAACGTCTGTGCCTGTTGCATAATATAATGCTTCGGTTGTGCTAAATAGATATAAAGAAACTCCATCTATAGTCTTTGCCCTGACTGGATAAATGTCTCTTACCCATGCGTGCAAATGTAGCCCTGTAGGAGCTATTGAGGCAGTGTTATACATACCCCTGAATTGGGATATGGCTGTTGGACTAACAGGCCCGAGGGAGCCTGCGTGTCCCATAGCAGCGGCTGAAGTCCCTTGCAACTGTACTACTGTTTCTGATGCTCCGGCGTTGCCGGAACCTACTGGCGTAGGTTTTGGTGGGTCGAGGAGGACGTCTACAAGCTGTGAAGTCAGGGCTACTACAGCCATAAAGTCCCCCCTGATAGAATAAAGTTAAACTATTGGGAGTTTAACACATTTTACGAATTTCTTTTAACCCGTGTAATGGGTAATAAAAACAAACTTGACAGCATCAGCGATAAAGTATGTGGTATAGGTACTGAGGCAACATCTCCCGTAGCAACAGCCCACGGAACAGCTTGCACAGCCAGACGGTTTACCAGCAACTGACTTTGCGTGACTACATCATATAAAAATACACCGTTGTTACTGAAGATTCCATTTGCAGGGTCTGCCAATTGCACACTCGATGCCCAAAATTGCAAACCTTTCAAATTATTAAATATGGAAACATCGTTATTTCTAAACAAACTGGCTATCTCACCCTGCGCGTTCGGGCCTGTTAGATCAGCTATAATTTGCTCCCGTGTTGTAGACGTTGCCAAGGGAAAAGCTGTGGGCCTGCGCCATGTCGTGACGCCTAAGTAATTAATAGTATTTAAGTTTCCGATCACTGACTGCTCCCCGAAACTGACTGTTCCTGCGGGGGTCAACGTTATGTTGGCCTGACCAAGACCAGTACCCCCTATACCGCCTGGAGAGCCTGCTTCACGCTGCGCATCGACAGCAGCCAGAGGGTCTAATACCCAGGTAAGATTAGTAGTCGTGTCATAGATCGCTCCTGTCCCGCGTTGTAACAAAGCGGTGTTACCGGTTACGGAAAAAAATAGAAGTAGGGGTAATAGAATAAATTTCATTTCTCGTCTCCTTTGTTTAAATAATCACTCGGTAAATCTCCCGTCTGAGGGGAGATACCTTCAGCTACTAGGCTGGCACAACCGGCTAGTGCAGAAATAAGAATGATAATTGCTATTGTTGTTGTTTTCATACTAAGCGCCTGGCGTCTATCATTTGTTCGAGATTGCCAGCCAATACAACTTCTTTGTAAGATTGTTTAAATCCGCTGGCTTTGTCATGCACCTCATTCCGTACAGCATGATATGTCCTTATTGTTTCTGACGTTTTAAACCTGGATATGGGTACTTCTGGGCATAGTTTAGATATTAATAATTTGGCAAGCCGGGTAAAAGCCGTCTTCTGGTTAGCCTGCCTTTCCCTGGACTCCGTGCCCTGTGCTCTAAGTCCAGTGGCTATGTGTATTATCCGGCAGCAGTTCTGGTGTTTGTTGCGGTGCTGCCCACCCTTGCCAGTACCGGAAAACCATTCAATCCTGAAGTCCTTTTTTGATAAGTGCAATTCTTTATATCGGGTATCCATTGTTATATATAAACACGCGCCACTTCTCTTGGAAACGCAATAGAGATGAGGTGACTTGGGTATCGTCCTCAGAAATCAGAATATCACATAACAGTTCCATTTCTTCCTCGTTGTCTACGCATTGCTCAAGAAACTCGATAACAGCAGGTATCTTATCCATTTGACTTGGCCTGTGTCACTTCTTTCTTTGCTGGAGGAGCAGGCTTAACTTCTTCCAGCACTCCTGCTTGCAACTGCCTGCGCGTCCAATAATTATCATCACTGCCAAGATCATTTACGTCTGTTACAGTATGGGGAGTAAATAAGGTGTTTGTGTAAGGATTACGAAGGGTGGTAGATACTGCTCTGACTTTAATATTTTTGGCCACGTTAATTGTCTCCTTTAGATATTGATTCAATCACACTGGGAGTATAAGCTTTTGATAAAGCCTTTACAACATCACCCATTATTTTATTCGTTCCCCTGATATTCTCTTCATTGCAAGGCGCTGAATTTCTTAACATTACTATACCAGCTACCACATGCTCGATACCCTGTAACCGGTTATTTTTTAGTTTAGCAAGCATAACAGCTTGCCTGGCTATGTCGCTCTTGACCCGGAGCTGGACTGGGGAACTGTCTGGCAATTCAAGTCCAAGGGATTGCCCGGATTGGTTACGAAGCGTCTCCATACTTTTATAAAAAGTGCTGTAATCCGTAATGACAGAACACACTGTTCCAGTAGTATCGTTTGTAACAACCTTAACCGCAGAACAGGAGCATAGTAAGCATAGTATAGATAGATATTTAATCACTGCATATCGCTCCTATCAGACCTGATAATCCTACACCAGCTATGACTATCTGTGATGCCAATTCTGGAGATACGGATACATTGAAACCCGCAGCCAAGGCTGTAAATAGCTTTACGATGCCTCTCCAAGTACTGGGTTGCTCTAGGGCTACGATCACTTTCTGTTTACTCATAGAAATATACCTTAATTGAGGGTACCCGGAGCCTGGCAGCTCCGGGTAAGAGAGAGGAGAAGATTTATGCTCCCATAGTCAATCCAGTAAAAGCACCGTCCCACAATTTCACTAATGATATGCCAAAATCAAAACGCATATCAGTGGTTCTACGCATCACAAAATTCTCGACTGCTGAATAGGAAGCAGAGACATTTGTAATTTCATGGAGGGCTGCGTCTGAATCAAACCCGATTAATTGCCCTGCTCCTACTATAGCTGTAGGTAATAACAACACCTGTGGAGTAGGTAAACCCATATTCTCCACTGTATATTTCGGGTCTAAAATATTACTACGTAGGGTAGTATCGTTTAAAACGGTCGGTTTACCTGAACGTGCTTCTACATCCAACAGTGCGTCAACATCACCAGAATATGTGTAACCGTCATTCTCTGATAGTTAGCACGCAACCACTTAACGAAAACCCGTTGCGTGATAGGCGTAGTAGCGTTTATGACTTCAGTTGTAAAAGAACTTGCCAATGCAAAAGGAGTTGCAGCCACACCAGAGTCTACATCCCCATTAATAATATTACCCATATCAGTTTCTATTCTACGAATACGCTCACCGCGTGCCTGAGCCGCTAAAGTGATACCCACTAGATCAATAGTAGTAGCCTGAAGCGCTTCGTCCGTAATCGTTAAACCAATTGATTTGGTAGGAACTTTATATGCCCTCTCAGAGAGTGATATGCTTACCATCACGTCCGGCTCAGACCCCTGAGCAATCGGCGAGGCTGCTGATCCTTCTGGTGCAGTAACATCAATTGTTGGTTGATCTACGCGAGGTGAGGATACACTGTAACGTAGCGCTATGGCAGATTCCCAAGGTGTAAGATAGTCTTCCTTGTTATCCCGTAGAGTCCCCTCAATCAGTTGCAGCATCACTTCCGGGTAAAGCAACCGCCCAGACGTGGACTGCCGGCCTGAACCATCGGGCCGGATAATGGAACCCATATACTTGTTAGTACCGCCATGTAATATTTCGTGCATGGTGGAAGCAGGTATACCTCGCTTGTGATCGGGTCTGACACGAATGCCGGAAGCCGCACAAAACTGTTGGAAGGCACTCGGGGAATTCTCCGCAGTTGGGAACTTATTAGCGTAAAGCTGGGATAAGGAAATTTTCTGTAACCCCGCTTCCTTATAATCGGTAATATCTATAGGCACTTCGCAGCGTTTACCAGTTACGTCTTCAAATGAAATATTCTCGGCCATCAGTTTTCTCCTCAGACTCTCTCAATTAAAATAAGATCGCCAGCCACTCCGGTACCGGAGATAATTCTGATAATCTGCCATTTGTGTACAGTGGTGGCGACAGGAGTTAACCCTTGCACCACAGGCTCTGTTTGAGCCGTGCCAAGGATTGCCTGAGTACCCGCAGCTACTAAGCCACCCACCACCAGTGTTCCAAGTTGTGCAGCATCAATTTTGGCTACGAAACGTTTATTCTTCTGGACAGCCCCAAAAGAAAAACCGTTGTTTACAGTAGCGGCTTCTAAAGAGAAAACAAATCCCGCTATTTCGTCTCCCGCTGCACACAGAAGATAGTTATTAGCCGTACCAAGTTTTACTGGCTTGCCAACGTCAGCTTGAGCAAAGAGTCCAGCAGGCCCTGTACCTAAAGCAGCACTGGTAATGTCAGGCGGTGGCGCATTAACTACCGGATTAAATACAAAATTAGTCATAATAGATCCTCATTAAAATTTTAAAAATTAAATTTTAGCTTGGTCGAGCAAGCACTTGTTGATAATCTTGGAAGCCTCAGTCAATGCTTCATCTTCCTGATCATCAGTGACCACAGTTACCTGTCCACCTGCTCCGAGGCGTTCCTGTAACTGAGCATCAACTTGCATGAACTGGGCTAGTAACGCCTGAGAATCCATCGCTTTCAGAGTATCCAGGTCTGGCGCATTTGCTCCCAATCCCACGAACACTCGCTGGGTCGCTTTAGCGACGACCTCTTTCAAGCCTGACTGCACAGACTCTGCCTCAGCTAACTTTGCTGAGGCTGTGGCAGCTTCAACTTTGGCTGATACCAATTGCTCAGTCAAAGCTGAGATTTGTGATAATAAGGAGGTCTGTCCTTCTTCTTCCTCTTTGGGTATAGGGGTAGCATCTGCGCTGGGTGTAGGTGTAGGGGTAGCATCTGCGCTGGGTGTAGGAGTAGGGGTAGCATCTGCATTAGTAGTAGTATCTGGAACACTTTCTAAATGTTCAGTTGCCTGTTCCACACTCACACCATTGGCAACCAACGCTGCTGCTTTAGTGTCCAGGACTTTTTTACGTCTAGTCGCCATCGTATTAACCTCTATTTGTTTTGAAAATGGGTCGTCTTCCTCTATATTACCAGAAGATGATTTAGTAAGGAAATCAAATAATTCGTCAAATGTTTTTATGCCGTCTATCATCTGCTTATCTTGAGCTTCCTGTGCAAACCACACAGTGCCATCAGCCACGGTAGTCCTAACAAAATCCTCTGATAAACCGCGATGTTCTGAAATGGCGCGTATAAAGAAATCATTTGCCTCATCTACATTACTCTGTATCTCTGCAGCCCCTTCCTTTGACAACTTTTCATAATTTAGTCCTACAGCTTTAAGAGGCGCACTTTTAAATATGCTCTTTGTTATCCCTTCATCTTCCAGCATTTTAGTGAATTCAGTTGCGACCGATAAGACACCTATCGAACCAAGCTCAGCCATTCCAGAAGCGTAAAATTTGTCAGCCGCTGTGGCTAACCACATACCAGCGGATTGGCAAGCTGTTGAACAATGTGAGGTCAACGTTATATCGTGGGTCGAGCGTAGCATTATCATAAAATCGGACAATTCTTTCACACCCAATGATGTTCCACCTGGCGTAGTCCAATCTATAATTACGTTTGAAAGATTCAATTCTGTGGCGGTTATCAAAGCATTCCGTATATCTCCATAACCCACTAACCCCATGATTCTACCCCACCAGTCGGTAATCCCATCAACAAGTTGTCCCGACACAGTTATTATACCAACGTCTTCTGAGCCATCCGGAACTTCTAATAAAGGATGGTGAGGGGTCTGATCCTGTGCTTGTATGCTCTGTTCCCATGCGGTACGCATTTCCATTTTCTTTTCCACAGGCATATCGTGCAATTGTTGCATAGCTTTCACAGCAGTTATGTAACTGTCAGTATTGCCCAGCCAAGTTCCTTGATTAATTATATTACCCATTTGGAGCTCCTCCACCATTACTTGTATTTGAACCACTGGCAGTACCCTCTGATAGAGTTCTCTGCTGTGGCCCGGAATTAGGATTCATGTCTTTAGGTTTAACACTGGAAGACGCAGACATAAACTGAGTTCCAGATAGAGATTGGAAATTGTCAGGCAAAGGCCCGGTTCCCAATTCATGCGCGGCTTCCTCATCTGACAAAAACCCAAGGGAAAGCTTTCTTAGTATATTTTGCGTATCTACGGATCGGTGTGCTGACAGTTCAGACTCAGGGCGTATATCGATAGCCTTGAATCTGAACTTCACGTAGGAATCCGTACCGGCAGACAACCGAGTAGCCAGGGTTAATGCCCGCGACATAACAGCTTCGACTGGCCTTTGTATCATCCGAACCATCTTCAGGAACACCAGAGATTCAGTGTTGGACAAGGACTGACTACCGCTAATTCTAAGGCCAAGCGTGGACGGCATAGATTTCAAACTTGTCGCTAACATGCCGCTAAATGCGCCTAACAACCCTGTATAATCAGACTTCTCCCCCTTCTGTCCCAGAATATCAACCTCGGCAGAATCATACAATACCAGCGCTTCGTCAGGCTCCAGGCTAGATATTACCCCTTCTATTTGGGTACGTGTATCGTCAAGATATTTCTTCATTTTCACAACATCATTCTGTATTTCAGAAGGTGCAGCTGCCTGTACGGCTTCTTGTAATATCTTTACAATAACCCTTGAATGCCCAGACTTTTTCAGAATTCTGTAAATGTCCTCTATAAATTCAGCAAACACAAACACTGTCTGTAGGGCTGCCTCCATAGGGCTACGTGCGAAAACGTTATTGGCCTGCTGATGCAAACTGGAATAAAAGAAAGTAGGGATGTCCAGAGGAATGGGGTCTCCACCGGAAGACTGTTGTTCATAATACCGCGTACCATCAGATTTAGATTTAGGAGACAGGGAGGTAGTCGGGACTGCTATCAGTTTTTCAGGCAGTCTGAACCGGTTAAGAACCAACTCCATCGCTGCGGCTCCGGTTTGGGTGGTCTCCTTCAGTAAGGTTTCCAACAGAGAATTAATTGGTTGCTTGTCCGAAAACCCCTTCGTATAATCATAAAGAGTATCAGCAGAGGCCAACATATCCTTAGCCACACTTGTCGCTACTTGGTCGAAAGTACCTACACCAGCTTTATAACCTGTGATAGTATAACCTGACATACCCAATTCAACATAACTAGCGACAGCCGTGGAAAACACCCCGTCGAACCTGGATAGAGAACGTATTGCACTAATCGGGTCTGCAGTACGAAGCGTCTTGATTGAAGTATTTAACAGTGATATATCAGTATCAGAAATGCCTGCACCACTTTCCCTGCGAAAGCCTGGATCAGTGATACGCACCTTACTTGCGACTACACTTCTAGGTAGCGTAACTGGATTTGCCATAGAAATATATAAGCATTATATGAGTATAAAGATTGGGATAATGTAACACAAATTTGAGGATTAGAATATAATTATGCAAAAACCTACTGTAATGCCTGATGCTTATTACCGATTAGTAAGTGAAGTGGATGACTATATTGATGAAATAAAACTTAACTCGTCAAGTTTAACAGGAAAACAAAAGGAAACCCTGTACGCCTTATCAGGTAAAAAGCAAGAACAGCGCGAGGATAAGTTTAGTCCTTCAGAAGTAGACAAGCAATATCAATTAGTTAAGAAAATACGGGATCAAGTAGTGGATAACCGTGGAGACATCCTGCTGGCAGCTACAGTAAAAGATGTTTCAGCCTTAATTTCAAGTATCAACAGCCTCATAAGTTTGTTCCTCAAAGCACAACAGCAGATCGACGCAGCCTCAGAAATGGCAGACTTGAAAAATGCAGTAATACAAGCTATAGGTACTCTCGAACCAGAGCAACAGGCCAGGTTTTATGACAGTATGAGTAAGTAGGTATGCTAACAAGTAGATTCATAGAATCCGTACAAACCACACTTGACAGGAGTAGTCTGGATGTAGCCGGATGGGTAGCTAAGAACTTTACACATCCCAAGAATAAGAGAATCAATTGGTCGTATAAAGACCATGAGTTTCAGAAGGCTATCATGACTGACAAGTCCAGTGATGTAATTACTAAAAAACCCTCGCAGAAAGGACTGTCCGAAATTGCCATACGCATCGGACTCGCCTTCTGTAGTATGTTGGATGGCGTAAAAATGGCTTACATCCTGCCAACAAGTAAATTCTCAACTGAGTTCGCCGCCACGCGTATAGACCCCGCCATAGAAACCAGTGAATATGTTACCAAAGCTATGAGCAAGGATGTAAATAATACCAGTGTGAAACGCATCGGTGATTCATTCCTGTTTATGAGAGGGACTTCAGGAGAAGTCGCAGCAATATCAGTAGATTTGGATTTACTAATAATAGACGAACTTGACTTCTGCGATCAAGACGTCCTGGGAACCTTCTCCTCCAGGTTACAACATTCAGAATACAAACTGAGACGTAGATTCAGTACACCCACCCTTGATGATTTCGGCATAAGCGCCTTATATGCAGACAGTGACAGAAAGAAATATCTGGTCAAGCATGAAAGTAAGGGTTGCGGTAAGTGGGTCTGGCCTAATTGTTTCAAAGATATAATCATACCTGGCGGCGAGGAATACGGTATAGAAGGGCTACTCGATTTGAAAGAAGACCATTCAAAATTACCTTGTTTATCAAAGGGTTACGTCAAATGCCCCGAGTGTTCAGGTGAAATAAAATGGCAAGACTTTGCGAATCCTGCGCTCCGTAGATGGGTTGCTGAGGTAAGCGAGGCGGGAAATGAGATAAGAAGCGGCTATTGGGTCAAGCCTTGGGATGGAGGCAACCTAAAAACAAACAACCTGGAATACCTTCTCAGAGAAGTTGGCTATTACTCCAAGAGAGGTACCTACCTAAACTTCGTCCACGGGGAATCCTACAGCTCCTCAGATAACAGCTTCCTTGAGTCTGTCATAAAAACACAATCTATAGAAAGAGAAATTGCCCTGGATGATATAGAAGAAAGAGGCGTGTTTATCGGAGCTGACCTGGGTAAAATAAGCCATGTCGTCATCGGAGTAGATGCAGAGAAAAGAGGGTTAAGAGTTATCTGGTCTGGTACGGTGGATGTGAGGGAGATAGACGGGATAAGTCTAGGTGCCTGGTTGGTAGAATTGTTTGGTAAATTAAACAGTCTCAGGATAGTGGTGGATGCCGCACCTAACTATGAGACGGCTCTACAACTGGTCGCTTCGCTCCCCAGGAATAAAGCTTACGGTGCTTACTACAGCGGGGCAAACGCACGTAATATAGACATTTACAACTTCAATGACAACACCGGCATAGTCACAATAGACAGGACAGCTTCGTTCGATGATTTGGCTGAGGCCATAAACGGCTGCAAAATAACCTTCCCGTCTAGTGGCTGTATGACAGACCACCTGCTGGCTATGAGAAAGGCGCCTACTGGAGGCTGGATAAACGTAGGCCCTGACCATTATGCACATGCACTCAACTACATGTATTGTGCCTGGGCCAGTCTGAAGAACAGGTTGGGAAGGCAGGGTTTGAGTGTTAAAGTAAAACCACAATTTAGTAAAGTGAGGATAAAAGGGTGATAGATAAGTTTAAAGAGTGTGAGAAACAGATAGGGAAAATGACCTCGTGGGAGGCTAGTTTCATAGCTGACGTCAAGTTCAGGATAGAAAACAAATACAATCTAACCAGAGTACAAGAAGAATTTTTAGGAGCTCTATATGAGAAATATTCTGTATAACATTAAAGTCGGAGCAGGTTTAATTTTAATTTGCGTTTTCTTACTCGTCGAAGGCAGAGAGGAGAAGTTTATGTGGGGGTTTGGGATTGCTGCCGGGATTATAGCTCTATATGTGGGAGGTAATTGGGGATGATGGGGCTGGAATGCAGGTATGGGACACCTGCTGCAGACCAGATTTTGACTAACAACCGGTATACAGTAGGTTACTCCTATTACTTCAGGCAAGCTAAGTGGGCTTTGGAGGTCGTAAGCAAGGTTGAGTTTGGTACTGGAGAAAGAATGGACGACTTCAGACCTGATTACAGGGTACCCGAATTGTTCCGGGTCGATCTGGAGGACTACGCAGGTAGAGGTTATGACAGAGGACATTTGATCCCCAGTGTCAGTCACCACGGTGAGTGGGGGGACAATAGTGAGACCTTCCTGCTATCCAACATATGTCCACAGGAGGCAGGGTTTAACAGAGGGATATGGAGGCGCCTGGAAGTGTGGGTCGATAATATGTCGCAGTACGGGGAGGTTTATGTTATAAGTGGGCCCATATTTGACTTCGATTCTGGGGTGGGGAGAAAGGCTGGTCTACCTGTACCAGACTCTTTCTTTAAATCGGTGTTAGTTGAAGGCGAAAGAGGGGGTTTAAAGATGTGGTCATTTATCTTTAAAAATGAACGTAGTGATACCGGGTTGAAGGCAGGACAGGTTAGTTGTAGGCAGGTTGAGAGAATGGCAGGGATAGAATTATGGGATGCTTTAAAGGGAGAGAAAATTGATAAGGAAAAGAATCGTATTAGAGAAAAACTGGAGTATTGATATGGTAATAGAAGAAGAGTTATTGACGTTGAGAAGAAAGATAATAGGGTTGGAAAAGCTTTTGGAGGCAGAATCAAATTGGTTATGCAGGGACGAACTAAATCATTTGCCTGTAAACACCTTATTGGAGGTCTATTCAGAAAACAAGCTAGCTAGCCCGGCACGTAGATACTTTTCCCACATAGATGAGGACGGCGATATATACTGCTTTAAGTTCGGTGCTACTTCTGAATCCACTGACGATGGAGGGTCTTATGGCGTGTGGCAGAAGGCAAAAATTGGGTCTTGCAGGGGTAGAAAGTCAGTCCTGCAGTGGTATAAGAATATCGGTGAGGTTCCCGAAGCTGGATTGGTTTTGGTTTATTATGCGAACGGTGAGACCGCGTATGGTCACACTCTGTGTTTCAATTGGAGGGCTAAGACTGGAGATTTAGTTATCGAACGGTACGCAGTAGTGGAAGTTTGATTTGACCAAACGTCTCTATTGAGAAAGGGTTAAGTCCAACGAATTTAATTTTATGTTCAATTTGATGTTCCAAGTTTCCTACAAATTCTTCACGTAAATCATCTTGAACGTAGTCCAAATGATTCAAAACTATTTTCGTGGGCTTATTTGAAATTATTGCTTGCTTCACTATTTCTGGATCAAACCTGGCTACTCTTCTAACCTTTTGAGTAACTGTTGTATGTTCAACAAACCCAATTGGCAAATCTGATTCCTTTACTAAATCATCCCAGGTTATTTCATTCTTTAAATAGCCTGAATTACCGGATACTCTAATCGGATAGCTACGGATAACTAATACAATTTCGTCGACGTCCAATGGACTCACACCACACTCTGAAATAAAGCCAGCTGCAGTTGTATCTCGGGCTGTAACAAATGGATACTCCTTGGAGTGTAACAATGACAAA